TATTGATAATAGCGGCATTTATAAATCTTTATCTGGGGTCTCAGATAATTATGGTATCAATCATATGAATAATCAGCACTATGAAGTTGCTGTTTCTTATTCTGTAGATGAAGCGCCAAATCTATTTAATTGGTCTGGCATGAATTTTGTTAATTTAGATTTTCAAGATTATGCTTACTCTACAAGCTATGAAAAATATGATGTTGTTTATACAGGCGTAAGCAGCAACAAGCTTAATAATTATTATTATTGCACAGAAGATCACACTTCCTCCGCCGCTAACTCTCCAACAGGAGCTAGTTCTGCGTGGTCCCAAAGCTTTTTCTTTAAGCCTGATATTGGTTTCCAGAACGATGTAAAGCTAAAGAATGAGGTTCTTGAATTTAAAAACTCATTTAAACAAAGAATCAAAACAAAAGATAACAACGCTTCATTCCCAGTTAATTATACTTTTACAGATATTAGCGATAAGCAGCTAAAATGTATGCTGCATTTCTTAGAGAATAAGGCTGGATACAGAAGGTTTAGACATGATATAGAATCTGTTTATAATAGACCAAAAGTTATGTATTGTCCAGAATGGGATCATACGTGGAAGTTTTATAATGCACATGATTTAAATGTGGCATTAGTAGAAGATGTTTTAGGTGTAATCCCAACAGGAAGTTGATATGGCTAGAGATATTTTAAAGAGTAATAATTCAATTGTGATCGCTGGTCAACGACCTGCGTTTACAACTGGTGACAGAGTTGGTAGCGACATGAGTGGCGCTTATATGAGCGCAGTTCAGAGTGTATCTGTCGGTTTCTCACAGCAAAGACAGAAGTCCAAACAAATTGGTAGCAAAGATCTAGCTATTAATGACATAACTAGAATGCCTGACGTTGATCTTTCTATAAGTTACTATTATACCCCAGCTATGTTAAATGAAAACGCTTTGGGTTTAATAAATGATCAGACAGGTAGCGCTAAGTCTAGTTTCTTTAGCGGTTACGACAACCTTGATCAAAATTTCTACATAGTGAATCATCCAGATCAAGGGTCTGATATTATCAGCAATGGATCTTCTGAAATAGAAAACCTTTCGTCAACTGCTGAAGTTATTTCGATAGGTAATGCGTTTTTAACTAATTACTCTTTAGGGTTTTCTGTAGGTTCTATTCCTATTGTCTCCACGTCTTACAAAAGCTCTAATATAACCATACAAAATATATCCTCTAACGAGGTGGAAAATCCTGCAATAAATTTACAATCAGGTAATAATAATAATGTTGGATCAGTAGCTCTAAAAGATGCCCAAGTTTACGGGTTTGGGGACTACGCCTCTTTAAGTAGATTTGACCCACCTCTTTGTTCGCCAACAGAAGTAAATTTAACTCTACAGAATTTACAAATAGGAGGTTCACCTGTTAGTGGCGACTCTCACATACAATCTTTTTCATTCAATATACCAATTAATAGAGTGGATCTTTTTGGTTTGGGTAGTGATTACCCTTATGGCAGAAAAGTTCAGTACCCTATCACATCTTCAGTTAACCTAGAATTTTTAGTTTCGGGTTTAGCTACTGGAGAAATAGCTAGTTTGATAACAAATGAGTCCGATTATAATTTTGATATCGAAGTGGTGGATACTGAGAGCGTATACAATCACACATTTTCATTTTCTAATTTGAAGCTAGAAAACTCTTCTTATCAAATGAATGTAAACGATCAGATGACTTATTCATTATCGTTTAGCCGCGAATTGACTAATTAATCATAATCAATCTTAACATTCTTACTCTCGTAAGTTTTCTTCTTCTCTGCTATATGCCGCTGACCATTTCTCTTAGCAGCATAATCATCAAAGTATTTTTTCTTAATAGGATCTACTCCTCCAGATTTTTCTGCTCGTCTTGCGCTCATTTCTGATGAGTAGTCAAGCATATCACCCATAGTACCCTTCTTTGCTCCTGTGCTGTCCGTGAACTGCCTTTGGCTAAACGGATCAATGTTGGAGTCGATAGAGGCGTTAGGCGCGTAGAATACCCTCTGCCACTCAACACCAAAATCATCTATATAAATATGTTCTTCGTCCATAGATTGGAAAAGATCTTTATGTTCATCTGTTTCTGGGTGCTTATAAGTATATAAAGGCATAATTTATTATAAATAAAAACGGGGGCGTTTCCACCCCCGTTATTTTAATTGACTTTAATTTTGGTTGGTTTCGATCTTCCCTTTTTAGGTAGGTCTATAATCAGCAATCCATTATCCATTTCACAGGTAATAGATTCTGTTTCGACCTTTTTAAAAAGTTGAACAGAGAAAGTTTTCTTTCGACCTTCTGGATTAGTCTTAATTGTGAGCCTATCTTCAGTAGCTTCAATATCAACATCCTCTTTCGAGAATCCAGCGAGTTCCACTTTTAGTTCAAAGGAATCTCCTTTATCTTTAACATAATTTTGGTTATTAAAACCATAGTCATTAAACAAGTCGTACAATAATGTATCAATCATACAAACTCTTTAACACTTCTTATGCCAGATCGAAATCCTTGGAAATACGGGCTAAAATGACATCCACAGTGTTCTCATAAGTCAACTTGTCTGCTAACTTTCGTCCTTCTGTGTTAACTTGTCCCACTTTCTTTTCAGCTTGTTCCATAGCATTGATTACATCCTCTTCATTCCAATCATAGAAAGTTCCTTGATTGAAAGGCGAACCTTTTTTAAAGAAGACTTCATCATAACAGTCTACTTCTCCTGAAGGTTCGACGAGGATAGAGTTATCTTTAGTAGCCCAATCTTTGTGAGATGTGGCATTAAGAACAATGCTCCATTTGCCAAGACAAGTTGCGTTAAAAGCAGGAAGATTCCAGCCTTCTGCTCCAGATAATCCAGTAAGATCAATGTCGATTGCATTTAAAAATTCATTAACTTCAGAATTCTTTTCTAAATGAGGTAAGAAATTAATATTAGTGTATCTTTCCCCACCTAATACAGCATTGATTGTAGCATCCATATCTTCTTTCTTGTAGAAAGGGTTAGTAACCAAACAAGATAATTGATACTTCGGATCATTTCCGTATTTCTTTAGCCAAGTCTGAATAATTTTAGCGGTATGCTTTCTATGTTCAAACTTGCCCATTAAACCAAAATGGGTAATACCACTTAGGTATTCTTTTTCCGTTTCTTTGAAGTCTTTATCGAAACCCAACGGGCAGAATACATCGCCAAACAACTCAGCAGCACAGGAAGAACTAAAGAATGTTTGAGTTTGGCTTGAAGAAATTTTCTTCTCGATGTCCGTGGGTTGGTTGCATTCATAGAATGTTAATAGATATTGGTTAGAATTTTTTCTATTCTCTGAACCGTTCAGATGCCAAATTTTAAGGCTTGGAACATCACTGCTCAGATAATTATATCTATTATTGATACTATTTTCGATTTTCTTTTTCAGATCATCGTCAATATCATAAGCCTTCAGGTCGATTTTACCTGTTGGCCAAATACCCACATCGTGACCCCGCCCGATAAGCTCTCGGATAATGTTAAAAGAAACATTACCGAGGCTTAACGAGTTCAGAGGAGCTTCGACTAAAATCTTCATTAAAATGGAGGTTCGTCATCAGATACTGGACCAGCTGAGACTGGAGCAGCATTTGAAGGACCAGAAGATTGACTATCGTCTTTCTTACCAGAATTTAGGAATTGAATATTATTCCCTCTGATAAAATACTTTGATTGAGGTTTTCCAGTTTCTTTGTTTTCCCAAGTGTCCATTGCTAGTTCGCCAGAAAACACAAACTCACGACCTTTAGTCAGGTACTTTGATGCGATTTCCGACAACTTGTCCCAAACCTCTAAATCAATAAAGCATTTGGTTTTAGCGTTGCTTGGGGAGATACCGACACGAAGACGCGTCACCGACTTACCGCCATTAAGTTGACGTGTTTCTGGATCTTTTACAAGATACCCTACTGCTGTAATACTGTTATACATAATTTACTGATTCTTTTTCGAATTTCGATAAGCATCTGTTGTGAATGTTAATCACTCCTTGTATGCTCATCCCTAGAGATTTTGCCACCTTGCTCCAAGGTGTTAGCTTATTAGACCATGAATTGTATCTCATGTCAATTATTTTTTTAAATCTTTGGTCTTTTTCTTTTTCCAAGAATAATTTAAATAAAGAAAAGACCTCATAATGTTCATGAATCTCAAAGTCACCTTCCACTTCAGGCTGTCGTAAAAGTTCTTCAAGATTACATTTTTGGAACTTTTTGTTCCTCGTTAACGTGTTTAGACATTTCCACTTCGCCTGATTAGCTAGGTATGTTGGAAATTTAGCACCTCTTGACGGGTCATAGCTCATTACAGAATTGTATATTGTAAATTCCTTGTCTTCAAGGAGGCCATCTCTGTCAGCCACATTTTTACTTCCAGACAAAAATCTGTCTACCATGTCGTGATAGACTCCTGAATGTCTATTTA